ATCACGCATTTGAGATTCTAAATCATAATGATAATCGCTTAGTTGCTGTAATATTCTAACTACTAAAAGTGTAGACATTACTAAGTCATCATTATCACCTACTTTAGCGGCATAACTACCACCGTGAGCAATAAACGCTTTTAGTTCTGATATCAAACTACGACTGTTTATCTTCATCTTTTTACTTTCTACTAATGTTTTAAACTTTGCGCAAGCGGCTAATTTTGATTTATTAGTAGTGTTAAATCCTTTGCGTTTCTTTCCCGGTTCACTCATAAATATGCCCGGAATATTTGCTTCACCATATTCATTTAATGATACTAACGCTGCTTCACCGATAGAATTATTTTCTAATGAGTAATAGATATTGTTAGGTTCGTTTGTTTTGTCAACGATATATTTGTTTATTTGTGCTAACAGTTTTATTTGGCTAGGAATATCTGTTTTATTATGTTTCCATTCGCCTATTTGTTTAGTAGTATTTGCTTCAAATATTTGTATAGCAGCTGGATCACTACCAGTACCCAGCGACGGATCCAATCCGACTGCGTAAATATTTCCTTTTTTTGGCTCTTCATACCATCTAACTTGTCCCATTCTGTTAATAGGTTCTATACCAGATAGTTCTATCAATGTGCTGGGATTTATTAATGTTTCGTCTGCGATTAAAAATTCAAGTCCCATTTCTCTGCGAAATCTGTCATCGCCCAACTGCGCTCGCATTTTATCAGCCCAAATCTGATCACGTTCTGGGTGTCTGCGCCAATCTGCTTTAAATGCTTTAAATCCGTTTACACCTACATCAGTTGCGTTTCCGTATGCGTCTTCACACTTGTTAGCACCTTTCCAAATGAGTGCAAACTGATCTTCATCAGAGTTAGGTGTAGACGTAATAATTGCTTTACCACCAGTTGCTAGTGTTGGTGTAATAGAAGTCCAGAATAATTCAGCGATTGATGGTCTTACGAAGGCAAACTCGTCAAGATATAAAAGTGTGATAGACATACCACGACCTGTGTTTTCGGTAGTAGTTGCTGAAACAATTCTTGATCCGTTTTCAAAGTCAAGTGAACCTTTGTTATAAGTGGTAACACCTGCTTTAATATGCATGGGACAGTTTTCATACGCATATCTAATACGCTGCATGATTTCTTGAGCGCCTGCATATTTGTGTGCTGCAATCAAAATAGTAGAGTCTGGTATAAACATTGCATACCATAACAAGTATCCAGCTGCGGTAGTTGTTTTACCTAACTGTCTAGATAAAAGATTCACAGAGAATCTAAAGTCGTGATAGTTTTTTGCTAGTTCTACTTGATAATCCCATGGCTGATACAACATGCTACCTTTAGTAGGATGTTGAATATAAAAGAAATGACTCATGAAATATGCGTAGCCTGTTTGCGGATCGCAACAAGCTATAAAGTCATCAAGTTCTTGCTGAGTAGCAAAGTGAGTTTTTACATATGGATCTTTAACAAAAGTTTGCTGATTTTTAGACATATAGTATTTATGTACTCACAATTTAGTTAGTAAGTTCTTCCCAGCCTAGTTTCCACAATAAATCTGCATTAGTAGCTGTGTACGCTACGGCAAGTGTTAGTGTGCTGGGTGTACCGTTAGCATATCTCCATAATTGAATTCGTTTCTTAACATCTTCACTAATTTCTACTTCATCACGGCTACTAGATAATCCTGCATAAACAACTTTACCATCTGTTATAGTATCAGTATGTATAGCACTTTGAACTACTGATCCTACCACATTACTAAATGAGGCATTTGCAATAGTTGCGTTTTCAATTAATTGAAACTGACCATACCGAACATCAAGTGATAACAAATCAAGTTGAGCAGGAACCACAACCGCGTCCGGATATGCAGGATTTAATCTTATTGAACATAATGAGATTACTGTATTTGCCGAACCTACTCTTGTAGGAGATGTATTGTTAGTAACATATCCAACTGTAGTGCTTGGCGTATAGCCACCTTCACTGATAACAGTGCTACAAATTTGTTTCATTGTACTATTGCCACTGGTTGAGTCAGTATTTGTTATTTCATATCGCGGGTTTAATGTAGCAGTCGTCATATAAACAGTTGTGTTTCCTGGCTGATTAGCGTGTTGGAATGTATGACATACGATAAATTGACCGTTGATTACAAAACCTGCACGAACGTTACCTACGCCCAACCATTCAATGTCGCACCAAAATATTTGCGTCAACGTCGGATCCAACACAATACCTGACAATAAGGTATTTCCATTCCATGATGCTTGTGCAATTCTTTCTTCAACTACTACTCCTGTTGTGCTACTACGAATAACAAGATTAAGTGTAGTACCTACTGCTTCAAAATATACACCATTATCAGTTGTAAAATAACCAACTCGCTGCCTTAGGTTAGCCTTAAGAGTAGCCATTGCAAATGTGTTCATTGTTAATAAACTTTTGCCAGGTTGATATGCTTGAACAGTTTTAGATTGTCTAATTACACTACTACCACTAGTAGAAGAAACATTTAAATTAAATGAACTTTCGTTTTGAACATAAACTACATTACCGCCGGTAGCAGTGATATTACTAAATTGGTCACCGTCAATGTAACGATTTTGGCTGTCAAATAATGTGTAGGGTTCACTCACTCTTAAACGACCAAATGCATCTAGGTTAGTTCCAGTGATTGCTACATTAGCGTTGCCGCCTGTGACTATCGCATTGACATTTCCTGATACGACCCAAGGGCTAGTACCTTGAGTTACAGTTACATTACCACCTGTGACGTTTGCATTAACATTACCTGTAATTGCTGGCATTGTGCCAATATTAACATTACCTGATACAGAGACATTGCCACCTGTAATATTTGCGTTAACATTTGGCATTGTACCAATGTTAACATTACCTGTTATACCAACATTACCATCTACTGTAATACTGCCGCCGCCATCTACTATAGTAACATTAGATGATATAGTGCTTACTGTTACAGTACCAGTGACTACGGCGTTGACATTGCCGCCTGATATAGTGACATTACTATTGCCGTCTAAACTAACAGGCATCCAAGGAACTGTCAATTCACCGCTTGTTCCGATTTGTGAAACATGTGCGTCAACATTTCCGGGAATGTTTACGTTTCCGTCAATAACGATGTTTCCAGTAAATCCAGTTCTGACATAAACATTACCCGTAGTCTCGTCTAGTGCAAGTGCTTGGGTAATATTACGTAAGTACCAGGGTGCTACTTCTGAGGGATTCGGTACGGCCATAATTAAATACTCTTATATTAACTAAGAGTATTTATCTTATACTTCGTACTAATCTTTATCAGTTTCTTCTTGACTTGTTTTGTATTGCCATTCGTCTGAATGAGCTACATTCCACTTAGGTGAAGTTTCTACTTTGTAGTTTTTAGAACATGCTTTGAAATCAGGTGTTTTCTTGTTTGCTAACACCAAACTTGAATCATGCCAAATAATTCTATTGTTTGGCTGTGCAGCAAACTGCCCATTATCTAGTTTTATAATGTTAAAACTTTTATGCTCAGGATCGTGCTCGGAAAAATTTTGATTTAATATAGTACGATCTGGATGACATGTATCTATAGTGAAAACATATTCACCAGGATGCATTTTACGATCTTTACCAAAGATTTCACACCTGCTTAACAAAGGTTTTTTAATAACAGTTATATGGTAGTCAAAACAATCCCATAGTTGTAAAGTATCTAAACTAAGATCATAATCCAAATCTGTTTTCCAAACAAAAGCACTAATAGGTAATTTATCATATAAAGCTCCGTATTCAGTAAGCAAGGTTTCAAAATACAAAGCTTTACCTTCTATACTTTTTACTGACACCCAAACTCCCGGAATGTATTCACCTAAGCCTTTTTCACCATCATAAAGATATTCTTTTCTAACCATAACGGGAATTAAAGGTAAATTGTGAACTAAAAATGCCATTTATCTAATGTCTAGGGGTTTTGATTTGGTAGCCACAATACAGTAATACTTTTCACGCATTGTTTGTGTTTCACCAGTTTCTTGATTAGGAATACCTAAATCAAATTCTAAGTTATTAAACTTGTCAATAGTAAATCCTGCTCTAATCAATAACGCAGCTAGTTGATTATGACCTAAAATACTATAATGATTCAAATTCATTTCATGCTTACGATCACAATCAGGAGCAGGAACTTCAATATAAATCTTGCTGCCTTGCTTTAGAATACGATTGTATTCCATTAGCGAAAAGATAGGATACGGAGAATGTTCAAGAGCATGTCGTAAAAAGATAAAGTCAACACTTTCATCATAATATCCACCTGTTTGTGGTAAGAAAGACAAGTCATACTTTTTTATAGTATGCCCTTTCTTTTCACAAATTTCAATATCACCTGGACTTAATGTAACACCTATTGTATTTGTATATTCACGAGTTTTCATTTCATCTAAGAAATAACCAGGCCCGCATCCTAAATCTAAGATATGAGCATCTTTAGATAATTCAAGAGGATCAATATAAGTTTCTACTACTTGTTTAGTAAGTTGTTTATGAAACTCACTGTCGCCTTCATCATATATGTGCGCTTGATACAAGTACTCGTTGTATAATTTAAGTTTGAGTAAATCCAAAGTGTTGTTAATGTCAATCATGTTTTTCATAAAAAATCCTATATGTGATTAACATTACTTATTCTAAAAATCAGTATATGAATTATTTTTCTTAGCATCTCGCTCTGTATTGTAAATGCCTTGCCATTTTTTAGCTAAAAACTGTACTAACTGAGATACAGTAGTTAATTTGTTTTTATTCATAAAGTCAATAAGTTTTACTACATGATCACGATCTATTCCAGAATTAGGTTTTCTAGCATTACTCATTGAATTAGCTAAACCTCTAATAGAGTCATCCAATCTATTGATATCAGTAAACACCAAGTTATACCAAATTTCTCTAGCCTTGGTGCCTAACTGATTTTTGTTTTTTGCAGACATTACTTCTATCCACGGATATAAGTATCCTTTATATGTGGATTTATTTGCCAAGTTTACTTTGCTAATATCTTCTTTGCCGGTTAGTAAAGAAACATCACCTAAATTTCTTTTGTCAAAATTTAACCAAGCAGTTACATCAGTATAAAAATAAGCAGGGATATTTTGTTTTTTTGCTAGTATTAAAATTTGTCTAGCTCTAGCTTTAACTGAATCAGTTGCCGAAGTAGTGCCTTCACCGACTAATACATGAATTTCTTTTACACCACCTATACTCATTGTAGGTTCTTTACTAAAAATTCTATCTTCAGCTTCACTGCTTCTTCCACTTGCTGCTGTGCTCATTGAATTACGATCTTGATAATAATCAACTGAAGAGGCTTTATAGTGTCTGTTATACCAATCACCATTTAATACAAACAACACACCGTGCCTACCTAAACTATTTGTATGATAGCCACCGTGTCTAGTTCTAGTTGTACTTAAAAAGTATGGATAACCTTTGGGAGCATATTGTTGCTCAAGAGATCCCATTGCGCTAGTTAATTCAAAATTACCAGTGCTAAGTATATTTCTAGCTGGGAGAAAAGAAGTATAATGATAAACTACAGAACTAGCTCGTTCATTTATTAACTCTTTTGCTCTCACTTTTTGTATCCCTTGAAAGGTTTTAAAGTACTTTGTGTGTTAGTGGAATCAAGTTCGTCACTATTTAAATCACCGTGATTTAAATCTTTGAATTTTATACCTGCTGCTTTATATGCTATTTTTAGCATGGCTTCTTCTTCTTTAGTATATGCGTGTGCAGTATTAAACTTTCCTGCCCAGCTTTCACCGTCCATTGCAGGTACGATGTTGCCGTCAGTACATGCTGCTGCCATCATTACTCGGTTTAAGTCATAAGTTCTATCATAATTAGAATTAGCAAATACATGTAATCCCCTAGTAGGATTACTTTGCCTTTTAGACAATTTCCCTATTTTACTTTCAGTTACAAATTCTTTAGCTCTCATATTATTCCGTAGTAACGTCTAAATCACTTTCAGTACTCATAACAGAACCAGCAACAAAACCATCCAATTCTATTAATAAAGCTGCGTCATTAACATCTACATAAGTTACAGTAGATGCTATAAAGTGTTGCATCACTACATTAGCAAGAGGCGTAGTTACTATCCTAACATTGCCACTAGATACGTTCATATCATAAGTAGCTAATGCATTTCCGTTAAATGTTGTAGCGTATCCTGTCCACTTTACTTGTGTTAAATTGTTTAATATTTGAGCAGAAATTAAAATATCTTGACTATCGTTATTACTAGGATTTCCTGTTCTAATTTGAAATTGACCTTGAGTAAATTCAGCTACCGGTGTTTGCCAAATTACTTGATTTGCGCTAGTTCCTGATGTAATTGATTCTAGTGTATTAGTAGAAGTTGCAAATAGATTAGAAAAGTTATTGTTAATCTTTCCAAACGCAACTCGTAACGGATCACCTTCACCATCGTTTGGTAACGTGCCTATATTAATAATTTCTTGTGTAGCCATGATATTAATCCAATGTTATTATATATTTATCTGTTACAGAATAGCTTTAGCTACTTTAGAAGCTTTAATCATAGCATCATACAAATCTTGTTTTTTCTGTAAATCTTTTGTATTATTAGAAATTGCAGATTCAAGATTTAATCCATTAATAAGCGTAGCATATTCTTTATCTGATAACTTTCCTGACTCATGAAGTTTTTGAATGTCATTAAATTTCTTTTCTAAATCGTTAATGTTCATCGTGGTTTATCTCCTAATACTTGTTGAATTGTTTCGGCTGATGCAATTATTTGTTCTAAACTAAGCTCACAAAAAGTTTGTGATACTTGATCATTAGTAGCATATAATTCTACACCTTGGTCTATTAATTGATATAAATCATTAGATAATTCATGTGTATCTTGATTTCGTCTTAGATATTGAGTGAAATTCTTAAACTCTAAAGAACTTCTATACAAAGTAACAAAGTTTTCCTTTGATACTTCATTGTTATCGCACGTTTCTACTGACAGTTCAGCAGTGGTTCTTATCCAATTGATTAGTTCATATTCATTAGTATCATACTTTGCTACTAAAAAATAATTAAATGTACTGCACCCTGACAGTAATAATAGTGCTGTGATAATTAATATATTTTTCATATTAGTTTCCTATATTTGGTAATAAACGTCTAAAAAATCCGCGATCTTCTACTGGTTCAGGAACAGTGGGTTCTGTAGTTTCGTTATTTGATTGTTCTATTTCTAATTGATTACTTTGTCTTTCTTGATTTTCTTCTAACCAACCTGAAGGACCTTTTGGTTTGGTAGCTTCACGGTAATATTTTATAATTTCAGTTTGCTGTCTAATATATCTACGCATTTCTTGAAAGTTGTATGCCATGTTTTCATAGCTTTGAGGAGTCATACCAAACACAACAAAGTCTGCTCCAGTAAAACTTTTTACTTCTGAAATCTTGTCTTGTAGATTAGATTCAGTTAATACAAACCATTGAACATCGTCTAATTGTATTTCGGGCGGAAGAGGTGGTTGATATATTTCTAGTTGTACTGTTTCTGTAATTATTTTTACAGGGGGCAGCGGTAAAGGTTCAGGAGTGCTAGGACGTAAAAAACTACAACCCGGCAGTAGAAACAATAAAGCAATTAGCATGATTTTATTCATTTAATTGATCTACCTCTTTAGAATCTTCTTCCATTTGTCTAAACACTTCTTGTGTTCCATTATTAAGTCTAGGTTCAATCAATCCAGGTCTAGCTAGTGCTAACCTTTGTAGATCATGCCTGCGAAATATACTTAAGTATTCATCTTTTTCTGATTGTAGTTGCTGATTAGCTGAAGTTAGGTTAGTCATTTGCTCTACTTGGCGCTGACTATTTTCTTCTAATGATCTGATAGTTTGTTCGTTTATTTCTGCTGCGGATTGTAACGCTACATTTTGTGCTTGATACTGCCTTACATCAGATTGTAACTGAGTTATTTGGGTATTAAGTTGGTTAACAATAAACCAATGCGCTGCATAACCAGCGCCGGCAAGTAATAGTACAATGGGTAGTATTTTTAAATATGCAAACATAGTCTTCTATTTATCATAGAAGGCTTTTACCATGGTGGCTATATACTCAACTTCGCTGTCTAACAGTTCAGGATAAATGGGTAAACTTAAAACGGATCTAGATAACATTGCACTAGCTGTTAAAAAGTCTAATGTATTTTCACACAAGAACTTAGTTGCAGGTAACTCAGAAATAGTTTGTTCATAATGAACCTTGACTTCTATCTTATGCTTGAGTAAATGAAATCTTAATAAGTCTCTATCGTCTGTAGCAATTACGAATTTTTGATCTGCGTGACGATAAAATTTCTTACTCAAACATTTGATTGGAAGATTTTCAAACTCTTTAATATAATACTTTCTGATCTTTTGTCTACGTATCTGCCACTGATCTATATGTAGCGATCTTGCTAGTACATGAGCACAATCTATTTCACTCATTTTACTGTTAGTACCTGCTACAAAGATTTCTTGTGCAAAGTGCTTACCGTTATCTTTATAAGATTTTGCAAACTTGTACAACTCTTCGCTGTTAGTTACGATTGCACCACCGTTTCCCGAAGCAGGTAAGTTTTTTGTAGGGTCAAAACTAATTGCCATACCCAATCCTACATTACCATTAGCTATCAACCAGTGTTGCGCACCATCTACTATATCTTGAGAAGTTAATAAGTCTGGAGTAGGTGCTCCATATAAACCTACATAGCAATTGTATGTGTTTATACTTTCTCGTTCTGGTTGCAACATTATACCATGTGAATCAGTATCTACGATTTCTATATCATAGTTTTTAGTATATGCGTTATTGTTAACAAACGCATTTAGTGTAGCTCTGTATGTAAGATTAGGTATACGGATATGCAGGGGGATAGTTAAGTCTAAGCTAGTG